GCCCGCGTGGCCTTGGCGCTCTCCCTCTGGAGTTGTCGCTCTTCTTGCTTGTCTCGCTCTATGCGGTCGTCCTCGATGGTCCCCCATTCCCGCTTATGACGATGCTGCATGTGGAGCTTCACAGCCGAGGCCGAGGGTAGGTTGCTCTTGTTGCAGGTTTGGAGGCCCCATACGTCGTATTCAGGGTGCTCTTTCCGCAGTTCCGGATGGAGTAGACATTTCAGTTGGCCCCGAACTACCGCAATATGCGGGTCAAAGCGAGTAAAGACTGTGCTCCCATCCTCCCGCCGTTTCGACAACTGGCTTTGGAGCATATTGGCGCTGGTGCGGGAGCGCTGTCCCGTGCGGCTATCCCAAATGTAGACGATGGGCGCTCCCTTGAGAGTGGACACCATCATCTGCGTGTCAAAGTCTGCCGTGCCCCGGTGTACAACGTCGCCCACCTGCACCTCGCCGGGCTCTGGCGGCGCAAGGGCCAACTCCCGCATGGTAGCGAGAATCTTGTCCCGCTGGGCCTCATCGTCCCCTACTGCTTCTATCGTTGCTTCTTTCACTGCTTCCATACGTTAGCTCCTTTGCAAAATGCCGCCATAACCAAAGCTCGACTGCTTCTTTTTCATCTTCTTGCGGATGTCGGGCTTGTCATGGAAGGCTTGGATTAGGTTGCTTGTCTTTGGCGGCTCCGGCTGCTGGTATGGCCCCTCGCGCAAGTGGTTTGCCATCTCAAGGGCTTCGCCTACCGTATGCTCGGAGAATAGCTTACCGTCTGGCTCTTGTCCTCCCGTGATTATCCGCACCTGCGGCGTCTTGAACTCTTCGGCTCCGCCCAAGTCCATGTAGAAATCCTCTGCCTTGTCAGCCCGGACTACGCTGATAATCATGTAACGGCGCAGTCCCTTGCTATCGTGTAGACGAGGTAGGTTGACCTCCACCAATTGGAGGCAGGCTTCATCTGTATTCACGTAGCCAGTGGTACAGATAATCCGACTCACTGTGCCTCCACCAATGATAGGACTCGCGCACTCTTATCGTGCCCGTTCGGGCGAGCTATGATGTCATCCTCTGCCAGTTCCACAAAGGATAGTAGAGGAATCAGAAGCTGCGTCGGCACGACGTTTCTCTCCTCTTCTGGCAAGTGCTCCTGGTTTGGCAGTACGACCACGGCGCACTCAACCTCGACCTCAATGGCCATAAGTTCATTGAAAGCCGCGACGAACTCAGGCCAATGGAGCGACTCGTTATTGATGCTCGGCCTGCCCTTGTCGTCGGGAACGCCGTACTGGTTCACTAATCCATTCTTGACCTGCTCGATGACTGCGAACTGCTCGGCCAGTCGCCGGGCGAGTTTAGCCAGCCCGTAGGCCGTCTTGAGCGGCCACGGGTAGCTGGCTAGTCGCTCCAACGGTTTCTGGTCTCCGGCCAGTGCCCCGTAGATTTCCAGGTTCTTGACTCGAATCATGTGCCCTCCCGTTTATTTTTGGGGGCCTCCTACAGATTAGGCGGCCCCTCGCTTCACAGGTCTTATGCTCCTAGAGCAGTTAGTTTTGCCGACAGAACCTTGTTTTCCTCATACAGGTAGCGAATGGCAGCCAGCCCAAAGGCCCCCAACACTGTGCCGTTCATCGCGCTCTTGCCCCTATCCCCTGGCGGGCGAAGGAAGTCGGGAAGCTCTTCGGCCACAACCCCATACCGCTGACGATTGAAGTCGTTCTCCTGGCGCTTCTCAGGGTCATACTTGAAAGTTACAGGTCGGATTTGCTCCAGCAGGCCTGGCATGTCGTCCATGTCGAGGTCCCTGATGTCCTGCTTGTACTTTGCCGTGCAAGCGGTATCAGTCCAGACACCGGCGCCAGTCAGGTAGCAGTCAGCAACACCAGTGGAGATCATCCGGTTGGCGGTGATAGTAACCGATGCTCCCGCCACAGCAGTTGCCACATGCAGGGTGCTCACCTGGTCCACAACCACAGCACCGCCGGATTGGTTATAGGTCGGTGCGCCTATCCACAGGCCAGCGCCCTGGTTGACAGTAGTGACCTGAGTAGTGCCCGCCAGAGTTACCGTGTGGGCAGCAATGCTCACTGCCCGATACTGAGATGTTGCGCCGTTGGGCAGGGTTTGAGATGCAGGCATGTCGAAGACGTGATTCTGCACCGTGACTGTATTCCGAGTGTCTACTGTGTAGAGTTTCGTTGTGCCGTCGGAAAGCTCCAAAGCAGCAGCAGTGTTTGCGGGGAATATCAGGTCGTTTGCCGCTTCAAGCCGAATGGGGTTAGAACTAGCAATGTCAATGGCATTGTTCTGCGTTACTCCACCAGTTAGAGTATCGATATAGATACCGTGATGATTGGTAGCTGTGGTAGCGGAGTCGGTAATTCGTATAGCTATTGAGCTGCCAAGCACAACATTGGTGCTCTCGATGGGGGCAGACAGACGTAGACTCACAGCTGTGTCTATCGTGAGCGCACCACCAACACCATCAGCGGCAAGAGTTCTAGCTGCAATAGTCATCGTCTCGACGGTGCTTGTAACCTGAGTATTGCCGGTGTACGAGAAGGTATGAGCCGCCAGAGACACCAGTGTGCCGTTAGCACCGGCTGCGGAGGCTAGTGTCCAGTCCTCTGTATCAAAGGTGTGAACAATCGCCCCGCCGGTGGTGAGACGAGTGCCAAGGATATAGTAATATGTGTTGTTCAGAAAACCTAGAGCGATTTGTGTCCCAGCGCCAACGTTGACGACGGTATTCCCGTCCAGAGTGATGTCGCCGTCGAACCGCACATCACCAGCATCTACCCACAGAGAATAGCCTGCAGTTACGGCTGCCTGCGACCCCGCTGCCGGAGCTCCGGCAATATACAGCGTGGCTGCCGCCGTATATGTTCGAGTGGCTGCGCTAGATGCCAAGGTAGGGATACCAAGATAGACCAGGGAGCCGATTGCCGTAGTGCCGTTCCCGGCCTGGTCGGTGATGGTTGCAGCGGCAATGTGAAGCCCTGCCCCAACCGACGTAACTAGAGTTCTATTAACCGCCGCCCAGCCCAGAGTAGAGAAGGCTCCTGCAGTTACGGCACTGCCGAACGCCATAGAGTCGGTCCCGCCGTCGAGCACCAACATATTGGCATTGTTGTCGCCTTCAAACCGGAAGTCGATGTCGACAGCGTCCTCGTTGAAGGTGAGGCTTGTGGTCGCTGCAATGTTGGCGGCTGCCCCGAAGAAGATGGCGCTGTTTGTTGTGTCGCCCTCGGTCGGCTGGCTGGCTATGTAGAGCGTCGTGGCGTTGGTAATGGTGCCGCTCACCTTGGTGATGTTCGGGTCCTGCAACTGCAACGCCGCAATCGTCGGCGTGGTGCCAGACGTGCTAACCGCTCCTGCGGGCTGGATGGCCAGGTCATAGTAGGCAGTAGAAGCGGTGGCAGTTCGGGCTGCCCTGCTGATGGTGATAAGCCGGTCGACGTTCGACGTGTCGGTATTGCTACCGAGGACAAGTGCATTCTTGCCGCCGTCACTGTAGAAGGCGTACTGCATCCCGTCTGTTTCCACCCGGAAGTCGATGTCGGCGCTCGACTCATTGATGACGAAGGCGCCAAGGGCGGTACGAAGCTGCTCTACACCCGCAGCATACAAGGTCATGGTGCCGGCGGATGAGTCCACCCATAGCCACGCCTGCGAGTTGCCGCCATTGTTGGCTGCAAGCAGGATGTCACCGCTGGCTACAAGGTTGGAGATGACCAGAGAGTCCACAGCCAGAGCGGGGACCACTGGCGTACCAAGGAATATGAGGTCAACAGCCGTATTGGTTGGCGTTACTATCGCGCCCGTCTGGGCGAGATTATAGACAGCCGCCAACAGTCCATAGTTATGGTTAAGTTTCCATCCTCGATGTGTAGGGGAAGGCATTTGGTTTATCTCCTCTCAGACGCTAAGGCGTCACTGGATGAATGGAGTTTGATTGTCACAAGCTCGTCTGGATATGGTCGCGACTTGGCGTCTACCAGACGATAGGAATAGCTGCCCTCGTGAGTCAGTCTCGGCAAACAAGCAGCATGGATATTGAAGCCCGCTGCTCTTGCTCTCTCACAAAAACTCCAATCTTCGGACAGATACTCGCTGCCCTTGACCATCGGCATGAAGAGAGGCCAGAACCCTTGATCCGTATAAGGCATCGTCTTCGCCACTTCCAGAGCGGCAGAGCGCGGTATGGCCATGAAGCCCGTGCTGACATACTCTACGGGGATGAGATTATCAGTGCCGATGGTGTACTCACCATCATCCGCCTGAGGCGGACCAAATCGCACGGCCGAGCCTTGTCCAAAGAATCGCTTGGAATAGATACCGCCCACGATGGCATTGTGTTCCAGAGCCCGCCGGGCGATGTGGGACAAGTCGCCGGGTTGGCAACTAATGTCGGCGTCGACAAAGAGCAGCACATCGCCCGCGTCCTCTCTGGCTGTCTTGAGAAAATTGGTTACTGCCCGGCTGCGTGCCCGGTCTACCAGAGCGTCACCTGGCATAATAGAGTGCCGTAGGGTGGGCCAGTCAGCCAACTCCGCTACTATCGCGGCGTGCGTGGCCGGCGTGATGCCTTGGTAAGCCAAGATCCAGAGTGTTGCAGTCGGGTTGTCGTTCATGATTAGGCTCTTCCGCAATTCACGTAAACGTAGTCGGTATCGATGCTCCCGGCTGCGCCATCGTCTCTAATCGAGATGACAGGGCAGAGGAGCGTAGCCGCAGTTACCGCGTCGGCCAGATTCTCTTTGATGGTGTTGCCGTCAATGTAGAAGCTGGCTGCTCCATTCTCATTGACCACGATTCGGAAAGTCTGGAAAGTCCCCAACACCGGATTGTACTTGGAGGCCGCGGCAGTAATCGCCGTGTCAGCGTTAGCCTTGACGCCAACGCACTGCCACACCGCTGCCCCGCTCGTACCGCCGGTGTAGACGAAGCCTACTGCATTCACAGCGTCGGTGGTCAGGGTTCCTGCATTCGTGTCAATCGGGATGGTTGTTGCCACCGTGGTCGGCTTGGCCGCTGCCAATCCGATAAAGATCATCTGAGAAAGGCTGGTCTGAATGGCGCATCTCGCTTCGATGATCAGAGGCCCGCCCGCAGTCGCCCGGTAGATGATCTCGCCCACGAGAGAAGACAGGTCATTGCTGGAGTTGCTGGTCACAGTATTGCGAATGGCGCCGTTGACCTGAACGTTGATGGCCGGAGCTGTCCCGGAGTTTGCTACCGGGACGCTCCAGTTGAAGGTATCGTAGCTATCGCCCAGGAAGTCGTCAAACAGTCGTACTTTTCCGAAGCCAGAGTCTATCACTTTGGTTTATCCTTTCTCCCGCCGTGCTCTCTCGCACGCTAACGGGACTGGGTTAGGTCGTTATTTGGTTGTATCCTCCATCAGGCTATCCGCGATGCTAGGCGTCAAGCCCATTAGCTTGTGGGTGCTGTCGCGTCTGACAAGTAGGTTCCCCGAAAGTTTCCTCCCGGCCTGGACTATATCTTCAACTCTATGAGAGTTGCGGGGCGCTCGTAGGGCAGGAGTATTCTTGGGAGTCACCTGCCTAGTCTCTGCACCCACTGGAGAACCAAGGCCCCCTCCAGCTTGGCTCAGTATTGCCATATTCAGTTCCCTGAACTTAGGTTTCACTGAATTCACCCCGTATTGCCTTTCAGTTCACACTGAAAGCAGGCCTATAGCCGACCTCTTTGAGCCAGTTGCCCGGACTTCGTTCGCCCGCAGCGTACTCATCCCACAACCATATTGACTTGCCGCCGCCGCCCAAACTCGGCTCGTCTCTCGTGGTCTTCCACGGTGAACGGCCCTGCACGAGGACCATAGCCCCGCCGGTGCCCATAGCGAACACGCCGCCCTTGGCATCGTCAGAGCTGTCGATGGTCAGGTTGTCGTCGATGTAGACCTCGGCTCGGTTGATCTTGCCCGCAAAGCCGTTCTGGAAGATTTCACGGGTCATGCCTTCAGGTACGGGATAGGTGCCCACGCCTGCGGTGAGCTCCGAGTAGATGTCATGCACCTGAAACCCGTGCAGGCAAGAGGCAATAGGGCCGTCCCACGGCTCGGTGGTGTTGGAGCTGATCTGGCTGCTCATAGCCGAGATAACGCCTGCCGAGAGGCTGTTGGCGGCTCCGGGCTGGGACACCGTCGCCCCATCGAAGACGAGTAAGAGGTCCTGGTCCTTCTTCCGCTGGATAGCGTTTTGGGCCAGCGCCCCCATCTTGGAAAAGCCGACCTTGGCGATACGTTCCGCCACCCGGTCAGTTATGACCGTATGGATGACGGCCAGCGATGGTATGATAGGCAAGTTGGTATCGCTGAATTGTTGCGGGTTCTCGAACCGCTCCGTATCCGAGGCGGACGAGGCCGTGAGTTTGGCGTAGCTCACCTCGTTCCATGTGGTGCCCGTGCCAGGGTCGAGGGTCTGCTTATCGACCAGATTGGTCATGACTCCCTTGTACTCTCTGACTGCTCTTGCAGAGGCAACCATTGAGTTGAGGGAGTCTGTTAGGTTGGTAACGAATGTTTCTCCGGAAGGAGCCATATTAGTATCCTTTCTACCTCGCTAGGTCAGACGGGGATGCCATTTCTGCGCATCCACTCCAACTGTCTAGCGGTGTTGTTACTGCGACCGGCAGCGTACTCTGCCGTAAAGTCTGTGTCGGTTTGTGGAGATGTACCAGGTGGCAGCGCCTCTGGGGCGGCACTCCCCTGCCGGGCCTTGGCGTGTTGCTCCTCTATGAGGGCCTGTGCCTCCACTTTAGCCATCTCCTTGGCCAGTTTCTTGCCTTCCTTAGTGCCCATGAGCTTGACCGCTCCGGTTAGGTAGTCCCGCAGCGAAGCGTAGTTCCGGGGGTTCAGTTGGCCTAATTCTTCCTCAGTGGCGCCCGCTTCTTGGGCGAGGTAAAAGACGGCAGAAAAAGCGTCTCCCACAACATCTTGCTGGACCTGCAACTCTAAGTCGTTTCGCAAGGGTTGTAATTGCGCCCGCAATGCTTCCTCTTGCTCTCGATGCTCGATGTCCTGTAATTGCTGCGGTACCTTTTGCTTAACCAACATGCCCGCTTCATATTCGTCCAATTCCTGAAGGCGGAGCAGTTCGGCTTTGGTCTTCTCGCGCTCTGCCCGCGCCTGGTACTGCCGGGCTTGCGCCTCTTGCTCTCTCTGGATACGCTCCAACTCCGCCTTGGCCCGACGTCCAGCCTCGCTTGAGACGCGGTGGTCAAGCTCTTTTTGAAACTCAGGGTCCTTGAGCAATTCTCGACGGAAGTCGGCATTTTCACGAAAGGCGCGTTGGGATTCGGCCAAAATGCTTGCTATATCCGGCTTAGGAGCGGAAGTCGAAGGCTGCGCCTCGCCTGACGCCGGGCTGATAGGAGCCTCGGGGGCCGCTATTGCCGTCGGGGTCGTGGTCTGAGTGCCAGCGTTCTGTGCTTCTCCGCCTGCTGCGGGATGTTCGCCGTCCATCATTTACCTCCTGAAATGCAAAAGCCCGCTTCCCGAAGCGAGCCTTAGCGTGCCTCAGATAAGCGGGCGGTCCCCTTGCGAGGAAAGTCCCAAGTATTCGATTTATGTAGTCAGGCGAAAAGACCGCCTGGTGCTACCACGTCAGTCTACAGTGGCTGGTGTTTCTTCTCCCACTGAACGCAACCGTAATCAGGGCTACAATGTAGGTCTGCCTCATAGCCCTCTGTGTCTCCTGCATAGGCAAGTGTCTCTGGCTTCATGGGCTTACCGTGTGCGCTGGCCGCCAGTACACATCTATGGTCCCATGTGCCAGCGATAAAGTCGTCTTTGTCCCAGAACTGGCAGTCCTTGCAGTAGCCACACTTAGGCATCGGCT